AGATGACAAAGTTACAGGAGTTTTTTCACATCCCAACGGGGGTGACCTTGCGGTTACATGGACAATTGAGCAAGCTACCAAAATCGGTCTTGTTAAACCAGGAAGCGGATGGCAAAAGTTCCCCAGAGCGATGCTACGAAGCCGTTGTATTTCAGAGGGGATTAGATCAGTTTTCCCAGGATCTGTTACTGGCTTCTACTCACCCGATGAAGTCGAAAACTTTGAGAGCGCGCCCGTCAAGCCTCAAGTATTGAAAGAAATGGGTTCGGTCATTCCGAATGTTGTTGAGTTGTCTGCGTTGCCAGAGGATTTGGTTGAGGCTGCTATTCCTTTGTATGTGCCAGGGTCTGACGAGCCTTACGCGAAATACATTTGTACCGAGGATTGGATTGATGGTTTTGCAGAAATGCACGCCAAGATTCATGAATCAACCAAGTTTACTGCCGAAGAAAAGGCAGCAAAAATCGCCAAGTTTAGAGAGGTAAATAGTGAATTCACAAAGACTTTTGACGGAAATCTTACGGCAAAGTTCTTATCAAAACTCGCAATCCACAGAAAGGAAATCAAAAATGTCTAACGGACACATCGCCCAGATGGGCAAAGGCGTTCTCTTTATGAACGAGAAAAGAACTAGCGACAAATCACCTGATTGGAAAGGCACTATCTTGCTTTCCGAGGATTACAAAGCGGGTCAGGTGGTCAAGCTGGCGGGGTGGACTAAAAACACTCCAAAAGGGCAGTTGATCAGCTTATCGGAAGATAACTGGAAACCGCCTACTCAGAACGCGGGAACTTACCCTCGCGAGGTTAACGACAACGATGTACCTTTCTAAGGAGTAGATGATGAAAAAAGTAATTGCTATTATGTTGGTATTGTTGGTATCGAGCGCTTATGCAACAACCAAGTGCGTACCTGATGGTCGCGGTGGTATGTGTTGCTGGGATGTCGATAGCCAAGGCCCATTTAAACCGATTAGCTGCTAATGATCCATCTGAACCTACCTTATCCGCCATCAATCAACAATTACTGGATTGCCAGCGGGCATCGTAGGTTCATCAGTCAACGGGGAAGAGATTTTAAAAATGATGTGGCAGCTTACTGCAAAGAATGGCGTGTACCCAATTATGGCGATAAGCCAGTATGGGTTGACATCATTCTTAGACCAAGGTCTAAAAAACTTATGGATATTGACAACTGTGTCAAACCAATATTGGACTCGCTTATCGGCATCGTATATACAGACGATGTTAGCGTTCAACGAATCACTATTGAACGCGGATTGACGATCAAAGGCGGTGGTTGCACCGTGATGATCGGATTGATGGAAGAAGATGTTGTACCTCCCCAAGCCTAAATGGGGTTAGGAAGGGCGCGCCAGCCGTCCTTTTTAGGCAAGCTGGCACTTTCTAACTTTTAGGGGATACAAATGGAATTAACTCAAAGACAGGAAATCATCAAATGCCTCAAACGGGGCTGGAAATCACCATTAGACGCACTCAAAGAGGCTGGCACGATGAAGCTGGCTACCAGAGTAAGCGAACTTAGGCGTGAAGGCTACTTGATCCTGGACAAGTGGCATCAATCAAAAAAATACAAGTTGTACAAGTTAGTGAAAGCCGCAAAATGACTAAAGACGAATTGATCGAGTTTGAGCAAGTTGTAGCCTCTCATTGGGAGGCTGGTGATCTTCCCTACCTGATTCATTTATCAGGCGGTAATGAAGATTTTTTAATTGACCATTTTCATGAGGAGGTTCACGATGGGGATTGGATTTTTAGCACTCACCGCAATCATCATCATGCTCTTTTATCTGGAATTCCCAGAAATGAGCTTCTTGCAAAGATTCTTGCTGGCAATAGTATGTTCGTGTTTGATCGCGAGCGTAATTTTTATACTTCAAGTGTGCTTGCTGGCACTTGCGCTATAGCAGCTGGTGTCGCGTATGCGTTGAAAGAAGAAGGCAGCGATAACTGGGTTTATTGTTTTTTAGGCGATGGCGCGGAAGAACAAGGGCATTTTTACGAGGCAGTCATGTTTGTGGAAGGCCAGGATTTGCCTTGTATGTTCATCATTGAAGATAACGACCGAAGCGTGGATTCGAGTCTTGAGGAAAGAATGCCGACCAAGTTCCGCATGGAATGGCCATCTTGCGTGATTCGCAATAAATACACGCCTACATATCCTCATGCGGGTAACGGCACTAAGAAGCACATTGTATTTAAGGACATCAAATGAATGCAAATGAACCAGTAGCGTGGATGAACAAAAGAGGAAGTGTTGTTCCTAATGATTTAAAAGAAAACGAAAAAGAAAATGCGCTTAATTTCAATGATTACGATATTCCACTCTACACCCATCCAGCAAAGACACTAACAGATGAGGAAATAGGTCAAATTTACAAGGATGTAAAAGCTGACTCATTATTTGAACAAACTTTTCCATATAGGTTTGCTCATGCTATTCAAATTGCACTTGGAGTAAAAGAACCATTACAGCTCAACAGCGGATTAGGCGGTATTGCACTAAGAAAGGCACAAGAGAAATGAAAACAAATCACGATGGAACAATTACTTTAAATGCTTATGATACTTGGACTGCTTGTAATGCTTGCGGACAAAGAGTTACAGGCGATTCTATTCACACTTGTTCACCGCAGTTAAAGACACTAACAGATGAGGAAATAACTCAAATTGTCAGCGAAAAACTTGAAACTTGGAATAGTAAAGAATCAATGATTGATTTTGCTAGAGCAATACTAAGAAAGGCACAAGAGAAATGACTTATAAAGACGCACTAATTAGACAAAACACCAATTTAGGCTCAAACAAGCGTACTCGTTTCATTGGTTATGGCTTGAAGAAGGGTCGCGCCCTGGGGACGCTATTGGATGTGCCAGACGATCAAATCATTGAAATGCCTGTGGCTGAGAATTTGATGGTTGGCTGCGCTATTGGTTTATCACTAAAAGGCTATTTGCCTGTGGTGTTCATTGAGCGCATGGATTTCATTTTGAATGGATTGGACGCGATTGTGAATCATTTGGACAAAGCGCGCGAAATCTCAGAAGGTGAGTTCACTCCAGCTGCCATTATTCGTTGTGTAGTGGGAAATACGAAAAAACCGCTTTATACGGGTGCTACTCATGTGCAAGATTTCTCAGAAGCACTCATGGATATGGTCAGTTTTCCCGTTTTTCAGCTAAAAGATGAGGAAGAAGTGAACGCTTTTTATCAATTAGCCTACATAAATTGGCAAAAAGGAAGGTCAACAATGTTGGTCGAATACAAGGATTTAGTGTGAAAAACAATAAATATAGCGATTTCAAGATATTTTTACACCCAGAAAAGCTAAATTCTTTTGGGGCGGGGGAGGTTAAAGCACCGCTATATGTACGCGTCAAGCCAATCAACCTTTGTAATCATGGTTGTTTCTTTTGCGTGTATAGCACGGGCTTTCGCGTGAAGGATGGGGGAGACATGGAGCATATCCAAAGTGGTATGCACCAGGACATGAAGGAGATGGATGCCATACCTACCGAGAAGATGATGGAAATACTGTACGACCTTAGTCGTATAGGTACGAAAGCCATCACCTACTCTGGTGGGGGTGAGCCACTCATGCACCCAGACATTGTTCAGATCATGCAACGCACCCTTGACCTTAACCTTGACTTATCCATCATCACCAATGGCCAGAATTTAGCCAAGGAAAGAGCCGAGGTGCTTGCAAAAGCCAAGTGGGTAAGGGTCAGTATGGACTACACCGATGGAGAGCAAATGAAGCGTTTTAGGAATGTTCCTGAGAAGAGCTTTGACGCGGTGATACGCAACATCAATCGCTTTGCAGCCATCAAGAATAGTGATTGTGATTTAGCGGTTAATTATATTGTGCATCGCAACAATTACAAAAATTTATGGGGGTACACTCAGTTATTAAAAGAGGCTGGAGTTGAGAATGTGCGCTTTAGTCCTATGTATGTGCCTGATTTCTACGACTACCACAAGGAAATAGCTGATGAAGTCAATGAGCAGCTGGCAAAGATTCAAACGATATGTGACGATCGCTTTACTGTTAACTCCACTTATAACATTATTCCTGGGAGCAGTCATTCTCATACTAGAAGCTATAACAGATGCTTCATTATGCAAACCGTACCCGTCATCGGTGCGGATCTCAAGGTGTACGCCTGTCATAACAAAGCCTACGATTCCACAGGCTGCATAGGTTCTATCTCTAACCAGCGCTTTACAGACCTATGGTTTAGCGAGGAAACCAAGGCGTATTTTGAGAAGTTCAATGCCAAGACCACTTGTATGCACGAATGTTCAAATGACCGCAAAAACATATTGATTAACGAATTTGTAAACGCTAGTACAGATAACTTTATTTAAGGAAAACCATGACTCAAGAATACGATGTAAAGAAAGACACCGTTTTTATCGCTACACCGATGTATGGCGGTCAATGCGTAGGTTATTACACGCAATCTATCATTCAAATGATTGGTACTTTTATGCGCGAAGGTGTCAATACGCAATTTAGCTTTATGTTTAATGAGAGCTTGATTACACGGGCTAGAAATGCGCTAACACATCAGTTTTTGAAGACTGAATCCACGCATTTGATGTTTATTGATGCCGACATTCGCTTTAATCCAGAGGATATTTTGCGTATGCTCAAGGCTGATAAGGACATCATCTGCGGTATCTATCCTAAGAAAGAAATCAACTGGCAGACAGTCAATCAAGCCATGAATAACGGGGTAGATAAAGAGCAACTCAAATATCACACAGGCAGCTTTGTAGTGAACTTAGTGGGCTACGAGCATGAGGTGACTGTGCCTGTAAATGAGCCTGTAGAAATCTTTAATGGTGGCACAGGATTTATGCTTATCAAGCGCAAAGTGTTTGAAGACTTGGCTGACAAAGTGCCTAGCTACCGCAATGATGTGGGCGATTTATCAGGTCAAATGCAAACTGCTGAACAAATCAAAGAGTATTTTGCAACTTCGATTGAGCCTGAGACCAATCGTTTGCTATCTGAGGACTATCACTTTTGCCGTTTGTGGCGCTTGAATGGTGGTCAGGTCTGGGCAGCACCTTGGGCTCATCTTGGCCACATGGGAAGCTACTTGTTTGAAGGCGCTCTTACCCCAGCAGCTTAATCTTTTGCCAGACGCGCTCATGCAACCAGTAGAGCGCGATCTTGGTAAAGAGTTCAACAAAAGCGATTGAAAAAGCAAGATTGGCGTGTCCAGTAATAATCCAAGACAACGCAAAAGTGTCCAGACTTCCTGTGATACGCCAAGTAACAGCTTTTAAAAGAGATTTGTAATGACTATCTTCTGCCACTTTTCTTTGCCTTTCTTGCAGTAGATAAAGAAGCGGCTACCGCTTGTCTTTGTGGATAGCCTTCATGCATCATCTTGCGAATGTTTTTAGAAATGGTTTTCTTAGAACTTCCTTTAGCTAACGGCATTATTTGACCTCATCATATTGTTTGTAACACGCTGCTAGTGCTGACCGCAATCCGTCTGCTCTGGCAGCTTCCCTGTCAAGAAAAGCTGCATCCTCGGCAAAAAGGGACAACCCAGATCCACCTTGTCCAGCGTTGGCTTTGTTGTCGTTACGACTGGTTCTGTTGCGCAGCTTGATAAGAGCATCAGCAAGCTGATTATTGATAGCGTTGATTTGATCATCTTTCTCTTTCCTGATTTGATCGGCAGCAGCCTGATTGGCGGTCTCTTGATCCTTGATCGCCTTCTCCCTTTGGATCTGTTCCGCTTGAACTTTTTTCTCCCATCTCCATCCATTGACGCTCCAACCAGCAGAGAAAGTCAAAACGATAGCAACAATGTAAGCAATCAACTGGATTGGCACTTTTCATATTCCTCTTGTCTGCGCTTTAAAAGCCCTGGTTCTACTTTACCGCCAGCAGTATCCCACTTCAACAACTCTTTGCAAGCCCCGTCATAATCCATTGAATTGAGCTTTTTATTAAGGGTTGAATGACAGAAAGCAGACACCCCAACATTATAGGAAAAGTCCAAATAAGCATCGTATTCACCTTGAGAGACAGGAACATGAATACATTGAACCATGCCTTTGGCGTGTTCGTCTAGACTTTGATTGAGCTTTACTAAAGCCCTTACAGGATCGGTGGTATCACCTTTCTTAGTGCCGTCAGCTTGTCCAAAGCCAACGGTATATACACCGACTACATCTTGATATGCTTTACTACTGTAGCCTTCATGTACGGCAACAGAAACAAGCACCGCTGCGCTTGCAATCATGGCAGCAGCGGGCTTTCTATCCATCAATAACCTACAGCGGTATTGTTGTTAGCAACTAAATAACCTTCAAGCGAAATACCTATTGTTGCATTACCAGTATTGGTATTGGCTTGCCATTGGATGTCAGTACCAGCCGCGTATGGATTAGGCGCTACACGCAAAATATTGAAATTTCCAACAAAAGGTCTGCGAGTCAAAATTTGTTGAACACCATTAACAAAAACAGTAGCTACTTGATAGTTGTTATAAACATTTGTTGAAATAGCGGGTGCGCTAGAAAATACCTGTGAACGAGTCAAGTAAAAAGTGCTGTTAGCTGGAACGGTGTACCAAGAGTTTTGTGACTTGCCAACGCCAGTAACAATCTTTGCGTAAGTGTTTGAGGTATTGCCGTCAGTTGTTGTTAATGTCACATTGGCCGCTGGGTTTCCAGAGCTAACAACAATGCTATTTACGCGGAAATATTGGTTTGCCGTATTAACGCCAGTAGAGCCGTTTAGCGTTACAACTTCGCTTAAAGGGTTGTAATTGGCATCTAAACCATTGATGGTTACTTTGGCAGTATCGCTACCAGTACCCGTCATCTGCATGGTAATTGCTGATGTTGGGTAAGTGTAAACGGTATTGTTTTCCCAAATAGGAATATAAGTGCTGCCAACAACGGTTTGGTATCCGTAAATATTGACTACTTGATGGTAAGGAATCTGACCTCTTGATACTTGCAGATCAAACGGCTCATGCCTACCATGCTGAGTCATCGAGAAGGTAGATTGAGTTGCCATTTAGACTATCTTCTTTCCGCCAGCATTGCCAGGCTTAGAGGTAGCAGAATTCTTAGTTCCTCTGCCGTCAAAATCCCATACGGCAACATAACCAGCTGGCATTTTGCCTCTTAGGGTTGTGTTAATTCCGCCAGCAGAGCCGTCACGAGGCAACTGTGGGCGCACAGACTTAGCAATTTGCTGATTATCGTCTGATGGTCTTTTGTGTGGCTTACCGCCACTACTCTCTGGAGTTTTCGGTTTGAGGCTCATGCTTTGTCCTTTCTTTGACATTGACTATAAGGTAACAAAATACTACGAATATGGCTAGTGTCGTTACCCGTTCCCACATGGGATTCCACATTGTCCATCCGCACATTACGGAAGAAGCTATAAGAGCCAGTATCGTAATCAAGCGGTCTGAGATGATTTTTAACGCTAGGCGAATGAGTGTGATTGCATCCATGATTTATCCCCGAAAAAGTTAAACAATTCATAGTTTAACCTTCATCATCATCTACTGCAATAAAGCCACTACCCCATTCATCATCGCTAATCTTTTGCTTTAATTTCTCAATATTGACTGCGCGGTCAATCACCTTACATTTATCGGTAAGGGAAGCCATGTCATCGTTCATGACTTGCTGGAGCAGCTTGCTGACCGCTGCTTCTAGATCGGGGTTTACGCCTTTGGATTTTTTGCTCATCTGTAGTATTTGGGGACATCGCCCATTGGAGTTAATTTGGATGCAAGCTGAGTTAAACCTAGATATGCAGACGCTCCCAATACCCATTTACGGGCGGTGGAAGCATCTTTGAATTGTTCGGCATTTTTGTTTGCAGCATTAACAAACGCGTCACGCTCTGCCTGAGTAATGTAGCCATCTTTAAGCATTTTGTTTGCTGCGCCTACGATTGCATCAGGAATCTCTTTGGCTTTCATTTTGGACAAATCATTGACTAAAGAGTTGTACTCTTTTTCAACTCCGTTGATTTGCTCTAGAGTCTTCTCGGCTGCTCCCAGACGCTGTTTGAGCTTAACTTCTGCTGGTTTTGCTCTGGCTTCACTACGAGCCAACAACTTTTCCATCGGTTCAGCGGTTTGCATGGTCTCTGCCAAGCGTTTTTGAGCAGTCTGAGACATACCAGTTAAGCGTTTTTGTTCCTGTTCGGCAGCTTTAGCCGTTGCACCAGCAATCTTTTCGCCTTCCTTGTAACCTTTTTCAAAGCCTTTAGCGTTCTCAACTGCATCTTTTGCGGTTCTTTGAGCAGTACGCAAGTCTTTAAAGTCTTTGTAAAGACCTAATTGCTTTAGCGGAATTTCATTGTTTTTAAGGAATGTCTTGATAACTGCGTCAGTAGGCGCAACATCCTGACCAAACAATTCTTTGGTGAAATACAGTTTTGCTGGCTCTTGCAAGCTGGGGTTGGCTTCTAATAGCTTCTCAAAGACCTTATTTCCAGCCCTAGCCTTTGCAATTACCGCTCCGACTACCGCAGCCTCATCCATCTTGTAAGCGGTTGATAGCGGGTCTTTTTCAATGACTTTAGCCAAAGCACCATTACGCTCAACAATATCTAATGGGCGCGATAGCACTCGGAAGTTGTTAAGGGCTTCCATGTAAGGCTTGTTGCCAAACAAAATGGATTGCATGAGCTCGCCTTTTACTTTGCGAATCTCAGACACAATGGTTTTATCCAGCTTGGTATCGCCAAATTGTTTGGAATTGATAATCGAATCCAAATAGCCTTTGAGGTCATCAGCTGACTTTAGAGTTAGTCCTGGCACAGATTCTTCACCAACTGTGGTGTTTAGCTCTTTTTTAACTTGATTCAAAATCTGACGCGTTACTGGATTGCGAGTGTTTTCTAGCATTCCGTTAATTGTTTGATCCACATTAGCGGTAGATACAGAAAGTTTGTCACCAGCTGCTCTAATAGCGTTGCCTATACCGGCCTGTTTGCGCAAGGCTTGGAAGTCATCAAATATCTTTTGTGCGGTTTGCTGAATCCGTTTACCAAACTGTTCTTTGGTCATGGTCGGCAAAGCTAACAAGTCTTTTTGCAAACTATCAACGGCTTGCTCTGTCTGCAATACCCGTTGTTCAGCTTGTTTTACTAAATTTTGAGCTTGTTCGTAGCTCATGTTGGCATCTCTGGCAGCGTAACCCGCTTCTACTTTGGCGCGATTTACCTTGTCTAGAACGGCTTGGCGCTCGGAAACCATCGGTATTCCAGTTTGAGCAGCTTCCGCGCGAGACTCGGCTTTAATGCCTCTTTCGGATAATTGGCGTTCTACGCGTTGAGCAGCTTCTAATTCTGATTGAGCTTGCAAACGGCTCATGCCAGCGTCTTCTAAAATCTTTAACGCTTTATCTTTGCCAGCGGTTTTTAGCATATTAGATAAAGAACGACCCTCTAAATTAAGGGCTTTACCTAAAAAATTAGTAATAACTGAAGATGGTGCGCCTACCGCTAAAGTAGATAAAGGGAACGCTACTGCGCGTGGCATACCCATCATTTCTAAACCTTGCTGGGCAGTCTCAGCTGTAGATCCACCAACACCGCCAACCAATGCGCGTTTGCCAGCACCAGTTTCGGCTAATGTTGTTCCTAATGCTTGTAATCCAGCTCCAGCAAATCGTGTAGGAGCAGTAGGAATAGCACTCAATACTTTTCCGCTGACCTCTGCAATCGCTGGTGCGCCATATCCTAAAGCTGCGCCAGTAAGACCAGCACCTCCTACTTCTGTACCAGAAAAGTCTTCTCTTCCAGTTGGGCCAAAAAGATATTTTCCTGTGGCTTCAACTGCTTTAGCCACGCGCCCTTTAGTTTCTGGGCTAGATGGTGTTGAAGCTCCCGCTTTAGGGGGAACTAAAGCAGCACCACCGCCTGTGGATGTAGCTCCTGGCGGTAATGGTGGCAAAGAAACGCTTGTTGCACCTTCTGGTAGTGGTGGTAAATCAGCCATTATTTAGCCTCTGTGCCATCGTCCGCAAATACCCAGCCTGTGTTATTGGCATTGGGGATAATCTCTCTGTTTCTCAAATAATGCTTTTGTCCTGTAGCTGGTTGTTCACCGCCTAGAGGGGTAGCAGCCACATCGGGCTTCATTGTTTTCTCAAAGCCTTTTTCATTTGCTTTGATAGCTGATCTAACCTTGTTGTAATCGTCATTATTAAAACCAAGAGAAGCAATCTGTTCAATAGAAGATTGTTTTTCGTGTTGTAAGACGCGTTCAAAAGTTACAGCATCCATGTTTTCACGGGTCAACGCATTAGAAGCGGCTTTAAATTCAATCACAGGGGCGCGGTTGCCGTACTTGGATTGCAAGTAAGCCATGACTGTATCAAGCTGCGCTTTACTGAGTTCTTTAGCGTTTTCAGAAAAGCCAACAAAGGTCTTGCCACGCTCTGCATCGTCAATCGCTTTTTGCAATGCTTCTTGAGTAATGATTTTTTGACCAGTTTGCGGATCTGTTTCAGCGTATTTGTCCAAATCCGTAGAAATGAATTTATTAGCAAATCCAGCAACTTCGGCAGCAAAACCGCTTTTAGTTCCAAGACCTCGGCTTTTTTCACCTAGATCATCGAGCTTACTCATGTAGCGAGCGGTAGCTGCCAACTTAGATCCTGTGTCCACATCCACTTTTCTGCCAATAGCATTAGAAATGAATGCAGCTTGGAATTCGCCTTTCTTAGGAAAGGCGTCACCCTTACCACCAGCACCCAATTTAGAAGCTCCAGCAAGATCAAACGGAATTTCTCTAACATCGCTAGGATTTTTGGTATTGACCGCGTAAGTCTTGCCATCTTTGGTGAAATACTGATAACTGCCAGACGCTTCTCTACGGCGTAATGCCAATTCTTCTTCTTTTTGCAAGAAATTGCCTGATTTTTCGTAGAAATCCACGATTTTATCGACTTGAGCTTTTTCAGCATACGCGCCAATAATGGAATTTGTACCCGCTTTACGCGCAATCAATTCCAATTTAGCCTGGGCTTGTTCTTTGTCGTATGGAGCAAGTTTGTAATAGTCCTC